TGCAAATCTTTGTTTTGAACTCATAACTTATTATAATAAGTTTATGCCAAAAAATCAATGGGAATTGTTAATGTGATTATGCTTGAGTTTGAGATACTTCAGCCGCTGTAATTGTGCCTATAGCATCGTTGTTCAATTGGTTAGTATTTGGTTTATTAAATGTCCATGATGATGTCAGTGTGCCGTCCACAACATCAAGTGCTGTTTGAGCCGCATCAGCGGCATCCTGTGGTGCTTGTCCTTCATCACTTGAATCAGCCGCATCGTCTCTTGCTGTGGCCTTGATTGTGAGTACTTCGCCTTTACCGCCCAGTGATCCTGCTGTGCCTGAAACTTTTACTTCCCACTGCACATAGTTTGTTGTGTATGGTGACGAGTCAGCAAACATCTTTTGGACTACTGTATAAGAGCCACCATTACTGATGTCTGAATTCCAAAATCCATCATTAGCATTTGTATTCTGTGATCCTGATCCACTCAATCCATCAGTGGCTCCTGCAAAAGTAAATGTGGCAGCTTTGGTTTCAAATAAATCTTCCCACTCAGAAGTCTTGTCTGATGCTGTAAATGATGACAAGTTCCATACATGGGTGATTGACCCTCCAGCATTAAAAAAGTATCTTGCCGCGTCTGATGATGCAAAAGTAAATTTGCATTCATGAATAGTGTTTGTGGTCCAATCTCCTGAGAATGTTCTGTTAATTGAGTTAGGATTGGATGATGCTGTGACATTGGCTCCTGCCACTGTGTATCTAGCATTTGTAACTGTGGTAATATCAGCACCTAGATTTGCTAAAATAGCCACTGTGTCTCCACCTGAAAGTGATCCAGATGAATTGTTAATACTTGTACCTTGGTGATCTGCAATTGATTTTAATCTGTCTTGCAAAGTGTTCCACTGTGCCGCTGTAATGGCATTACCTGCACTTACAGCTGAAATTGTGTTAGTTTGTCCGTAACCTTTAGTGCCGTTTCCATTACCCCAGATGCCATTAATGTTGTTCGTAGCATCATTGGCAAAATCATTATACTCATTATCTAGTATAGTATCACCAGCAGTGTAACCCATTAATTTTTACCTACCACAACTTCTATCGTTTTGATTCCATCATCTGTGCTAGATTCTAATGCTCTGCCTATTACTGCCTGGATTGCGTATCCATCTCCAGCTGCCTGAGCAACGCCATCTGTGTTAGATGAAACAAGTCTCTGTCCTTTTGTTACAGCACCTATGACTTTGCAAGGAACACGACCTGATAAAGCAACGTAAGGATGTGAACTATCTGAACCAGCATCAGCATTCATTTTGTATGCTGGATCTGTTGATATAACTCCAAATACTTCTTGATCATTTTCTTCTGTTGTTTTTGTGATTTCTTTTTCACCGCCAATTTTTACAACATCTCCTGACTCCATAGCACTGTCAGCTTCATATCTCTCAGCAAGGTCAGAATATTGTGCGGCAGTGGATGTAGCATGTAGAGTGGCATAGCCAACAATACTGACATCGCCTGCTGTTGTGCCATCTTCATTTGTTGTAACAAGTGCAAACTCATCTGCAGACTCATCCCAAATAAATGCAACATTTTGATTTATGCCTCTATCAAATACAAGACCAATATCTCTATCACTGATCGATGCCGCATTTTTGTTTAATATCATAAGTGGATCTTCAACCACCATGTTTGTTGTGTTCAATGTAGTTGTTGTACCGCTTACAGTTAAGTCACCTGATATTGTTAAGTTAGTTACAGTTGCTGATGCATCCGATCCAGTCAGTGTTAATACTGCTGTGTCGACTCCACCATCATTTACATTAAAAATAATATTTCCATCTGTAGTAACATTTTTAAATGTTGTGTTTGCTCCAGATTGTGTAACTGTTAAATCGCCATCTGCTCCTATAATCAAAGGTGAGTCAGAAGCTATAGTTACTGTACCTGTGGTTGTGTCTGAAGCATCTGATCTAAAATAGTTTGCGGCAACAACTCCACCCAATGCATCTGAGTCAGTTGCTGTGCCTTGGAACTTGTTGCTTGTAATTTGTGTTCCTAATGTAAGTCCTTTTTTAATTGTAGCATATCCTGATACAGCAATCTGTGGTGTGAATTCAACCGATGATGCCATTGCAACAATTGAATCTGATACAACTAGTTGTGTAACAATTCTATCAGTACCTGTAGTATCAGTAATTGATTTTACAATGGCTCCTGATGTTCCTGATCCTGCTGTTGCTTGTGGTCCAACCAATACCCAAGCAGTGCCTGAATACACATAAACTTGTCCGTTGACTGAATCATACCATAAATCACCTTGTGATCCTGTTGTAGGTGATGTGGCAGAAATAATTGCTCCTGATACTGCCTTGAATGCTGTTCCATTATAAACTTCAACCTGTGCTGTCGAAGTGTTGTAATACATTTGTCCAGTCAAAGGATTTGTAGGTGAAGTTGAATTAGCAAAATTTTCTAAAAGTTTTACTGTATTTTCATTTAAGATTTCACCATACCCTGCATAGTTTTTTCCTATGAGTTGTAAACTGGTTGAGGTATCTAAAGTACCATCTGCTATTGTAGCTAGTACTGATCCGTCTGTTTTGTTAATTGTATATGCCATGATCTATTAATATTTATACATTCGATTTTTAGTCGAAATCAACCGCTTTCTTTGCCTTTTCCGTTGCTTCTTCTTCTGTTTCATAATGATAAGCATCTGACTCTAAGTAAGTCTTCTTTTTAAGTTTACTTGCTTCAACTACGTCCTTGATATGTGTCATCATGTCTGCAAATTCAGGAGTGTTAGGCATATCACTTTTGTCTAACATATCCATCATTATGTTTAATTGTTTGTGCAAAGGATATTTTGATTCAATATTTTCAGTGGTTTGTGCATTTACAACTGATTCGTTCAGCATAGGTTTTTCATCACAAGCTTTGACTGATCCAGTGTCATAGTCTCCATCATAAAAATCTAGTATTGGATCTATTTCAACATCTTTAAATTTAAATTTGCTTAGATCTAACATGCCATTGTCCGCAGGTTTTTCACCTAACAGAATGCCTGTTTTTGCATTGAACATTAATGTCATTTGTTGCTTGGCCATTGTGCTGTTATTTATTCGTATAAAAGACAGAGGCTATACTTTGTTGGCTCATGATCACCAATCGTTGTGACTTCATGATACAGTCCAATGTCCATATCCAGCAAACTGCCTACCTTTTCCTGTATGAAATGTTGATTATCATGTTCATCATACCAACAAAAATGTGGTTCTCCAGCAGTCAAATACACTAATTTAAACTTCCAATATAGTCCTTGGGCATCACAATGTTTGACTAGATAATCTCCTGGTTCATATTTGTTCAATACCAATTGTGTACAGTGTTTGCGATCATGGGGTATTGTTTCAAATATTACATCAGCAAATGGATCATGCACATGAATGAACCAAGATGAAAATTGACTGATTGGACCGCCAGGCTTTGCCTGATGATATTTGCGTGTGCCTTTTTCACGCCTTGTGAAATCTCCATGCTGTATTGCATGGTCAAGTATATGTTCAGCATTACCCAAGTAATTTTCAATGAGTGTAGGAGCCTGAATAGGCATTTTTTATCCTGAAGTGTATGCCCAGTTAGAAGCACCACGTGTGAATATTAAGTCATTATTTCTTGTGTGGTTCAGTGTCGTGGTTGTGGTTGTTGCTACTGAATTCCTTGAATCACCAATTGCCGCCACATAGTTGGATGATGAAGATGAAGAAGCAGTGATGCTTACACCAGCTATTCTTGCTTTAGTGCCTGATGCCGCATTTGGAGCCAATGTGTCTAATAGTGAGGCAATGTTTGCATTTGACAATCCTGTTGTATTCAATGAGAAAAATAAATCAGTTGATATTGTTGCAATCTGTGTTGCCACATATGCTTTGATAGATTGTTGAGTGGCTAATGCAGTGGCAGAATCGGAATCAAAAGCATCTTCATCTAGTATTTGACTCACTGTGGTCGTTCCTCCGACTGTGAAGTTGTCTGCAACAGTTAATGCTCCCGAAACTCTTAATCCTTCATCAATTTGTACAGCACCTGAATCGTTTGCTCTGATTGGACCACCTAATTCAATTCCATTGTTGATTGTAATAAATGTTGAATCATCAGAACTTATTGTTTCTACAACAAGGTCACCTTCTATGCTCATGCCATCTTGCACTGTGATTAATGTAGAGTCTGTGCTTTTTAATATTGATGTGTCAGTGGTAGTAACAGTGATACTTGCTCCTGTGATGGTACCAGTAGTTTCTAAATTTTCATTATCAAAGTCTATCCCGCCACTTGAATTTACTATTGTGTTTCCGCTGATTGTAGTGTTCCCAGCTATCACTCCGGCAGTTCCTGTGACTGTGCCTTGAGATAAAATGTTTCCACTGGATGCTGTAATCGAAGCTTTCACAGTTGAATCTGATGAACTTGCTTCAACAATTATGTCATCGTTACTTGTTACCCCTGTTGTTGTAATTGGATTTCCGTTGTTGTTGATTGGTCCGAACCCATTCACTATATTTCCTACTGATAAATCTCCTACTTGTGTCAATGAAGATGCTGTCACTCCTGATCCCAAAGTGGTAGCATTTAGAACAGATGTACCATTAACACTGAACACTTTGCCTGTTGCAACAGATAGACCTGAAGATGACTCCAAGTATCCACCATCCGAACCTGTGACCAGTAATGTGACATCAGCTGATGCACTGCCACCTTCTATATCCAGTCCTGCATTTTGGTTAGATGCTCTTGGACTTGCATCATTTACTACTAATTTAGAATCAGCAAATGACGATGATGATCCAGTAGTAACTAGGTTGCCATCTACTTGTAAGTTTCCGTAAACTCTCAAATCCGCAGAATTTGTTACTTCAACAGCATTAACTAGCACTGATGATTGATTCACTCTGAAAAAGATTGAGTCAAAGTTGTTGTTTTGAATAATGACATTGTTTGAATCAATAAACATTTGTCCTTCACTGTTAGCACCAAAAGATAAACCTTGATTATTCGTAATTGACAATGTACCACTCATGGTTGAATTGTCTGTGGTATTGATGTAATCGGCAGCTGGTGAACCGCCAAGTTCTAAAGCATTTTGAGCCGTACCGTGTAATCTGAATGTGGTTGAATCTGTGTCTGTGTAAAATGTTAATCCTTTTTGTATTGTGGCAGAATCAAATCCTGTTGGAGTTGATGCCAATGTTCTTTCAGTTGCTGATAATATTCCTACTCGCGTGCCATCTTGATACAGGCTTACAACATTTGCTGTGCCACCTCCTGATAAATTTTCTTCATCGACTAACCATCCTGACTTACCATCACCTGTTTTGTAAATCGGTCCAATCAGATCCCAATTGGTTCCATCATACATGTATAACTGATCATTAGTAATATGATTCCATAAATCTCCTGTCTTTACACCATCAGTTGGAGCAGTTGCTGAGTTGCGTGTTGCACCTATGGCAACAAAGTTTGATCCATCGTAAACTTTAAGTTTCAATCCAGTAACATCATACCATAATTCTCCTCTAACAGGATTTGTTGGTGCTGAAGTACTTGCTGAATTCTCTAACAATTTAACAAGATTTTCGTTGAATGCTTGACCGTATGACTGGTAATTTCTTCCAATCAGTTGCAATGATGTATCATTATTCAATACTCCATCTTCTACTTGTGCAACAATAGTACCATCAGTTTTGTTTATTGTGTATGCCATATAATGTATTTAACTGTTTTGTTTCATCAGGGTTTAACTAAAGGTTATTGTAACTTTTCCAGCAGTGCCATTGCCACCTTCCCAATAAGGAGTGCTGTAAACAATAGAATCTCTGTCACGTGCACCACCACCTCCGCCACCTGCACCATTTCCTGATGCATCTTTACCTGACGAATTTCCAGTTGATACTGAACCACCTAAGTTTCCACCTCCATCTCCACCTGTGCCCAAACTATTTGCCGAACTTGCTCCTGCACCTCCTGTTTGATTAGCACTACCTCCTTGGTTATCACTACCATTAGAGCCAGTGCTACCAGTTGTGTATGTTGGACCACTTGGACCTGAAGTTGATCCTCCTGCACCACCGGCGCCAAACATACCTGGAGCAAATCCTGTTTTTGCTGATGCTCCTACAAGACCGCCAAGGGCCAAATATGTTCCATCGGGTGTAATTAATTGTGAAGCACCGCCACCTGATCCTGTCGGTGGTGAATTTCCTCTGGCAGCTGTTGGAGCACCTTGTCCACCACCGCCAACTATAATTGTTAAATCTTGATAAGGACGTACAGATATATTTCCTGTGATGTTTCCGCCTGCACCTCCGCCACCTCCGCCTCCACCAGAGCCAAGTTCGTTACCATTGCCGCCACCGCCTCCACCAGCTTGTACTACAATCGCAAGTTGATAGATGCCAGATGGCACTGTAAATGTGTGTTGTCCAACTGTGGTGAATGTTTCAGTGCCTGAGTTTGAAAATAGTGGTTCCCAATCTCCACCTTCTTTGATAAAAATTTGACCAGCACGTTTCCAGTTGCCGTTCTTTTTTACATAAACTTCTTCTGTGTTGTGGATTGTTCCGTCACTCTTAACATATAACTTTGATGTCATATGTTACACCCTATACCAAATGTCTCCGTCAGATCCACCTGATGGCGCACTTGTTGATACTGTTCTTGTGCCAGTAGCATTTGATCCAACTGTGATAGAATTTACTTGGCCTGTTAAATTTCCTGTGAATCCTGTTTGTGTTGTGATCCTACCACTGACATTTACACCTTCGTTTATCTGTATAGCAGAAGAATCTGTAGATTGTATTATATTCACATCCAATGTTGGTACCGTGATTGTTGTAGTGCCAGTAATTGCACCAGTCACAGCAAGTGTTGATCCGTCAAATTCTAAATTGGATTCTGCATTCAGGGCCGAAGTACTTACGGCAGTAACAATTCTGTTGTTCGCACCGTTGCTTACAGATATTGTTCCTGTAAGGTTTGATCCGTCTCCTTTGTAAGCTGTGGCTGTCACTGTGCCTTTGACATTAAGACCATCTTCAACAGTGACTTCTGTTGAATCAGATGATGATATTGTGTTTACATTCAATGTATCATTTATCTGTACCGCAGTTGAATCAGATGATGAAATTTCGTTCACAGTGATATTATCATCCAATGCAATATTGACTGTGTTGGATCCTGCTGTTACCGATGTGGTTACGCTGTTTCCTCCAGCAAATACTAACTCTTCTGTTTTTGTGACAATGGATCCTGTGTTAGAAGACAGATCACTAAACTCCAGTGTGCCGCCACCTATTTGATTATCCACATATGCTTTGATTGATTGTTGTGTAGCAAGTTTTGTTGCACTGTTTGAGGACATATCATCCTCGTCTTTGATTCCTGTTACTGTGGCTCCGTCTCCCGCAATAGTAAAATCTTCATCTGTGACTAGTGATCCATTTACTGTGAGAGCACCACTCACATTCAAAGCGTCTTGTACTTGAATAGCAGTAGAACTTGAACTGGAAATTGTTTCAGTGTCTATATTATTAATTTGTACTGCTGTCGAATCAAAGGATGTAATATCTCTTGTGTTCACTGTTGGTGCAGACACAGTGCCAGACACATTTAAAGTGTCATTGATCTGAATTGCTGTGGAGTCTGTTGATGCAATAGTGTTGACATTCAACGTGTCATTAATTTGTAATCCAGTTGAATCAGAAGATTCAATTTGATTCACTTGCAACACATCATTTATTTTGATTGATGCTGAATCTGTTGCTGATATTTCACTTATGATAATATGATCTCTTGTGGCTATGGACAAAGTGTCACCACTCACACTGGTTGTGATGTTACTGCCTCCAGCAAATTGAAATGTTTCACCAATGTTAATACCTGTGCCTGTTGAATCATCACCAACTATGGTGAAAGCATCACCGCCTGCTGTGGCAATGTTGATAAATTCTGTGCCAGAATATAATTTTAATTTTGCATTGGTTGTATCATACCATAATTCACCTGTTAATGGAGCCGTAGGTGCTGTGCCAGATGAAGAATTTTCTAAAAGTTTTACTAAATTTTCGTTTATTCTTTCACCATAATTTTGAAATAATTTTCCAGGAAGTGATACAGAACTGGTTGTGTCTAATTGGCCGTCTTGTATAACTGCGAGTATTGTTCCATCTGTTTTGTTGATTGTGTATGCCATCGTGTGTATTTAATTAAAATTACACGTCTACGAAATTAGTCAAACTCTGTATTCTGATTGTATAATCTATCTGTATCAATCTGTTTAAAGATTTTTGTACAGGGTGGAATATAACATGAGTCAACAAATTTCCCGTGCCTGCTGTTCCTTCCCATGAAAACAATCCTATTTCATCAAATACAAAGGTATCGTTCACGTTGGTTGTGTTATCAAAAGCACTTTGCCCTGCAGGCTCACCAAAATCTAAAAGTGCTGTCACAATGACATCTGTATATGTTGTGCCGTTCACGTGTGCTGTGGTGATTTTATTTCTTGCTGTGTCTGTGTTCAATGATGAAGTATCATTTACACTTTTGAAATATGTTTTGTTGTACAAATTGGCATTGTCTCCTGAAGAGTTTGGAGTCAAATATGTGATTACGCCGGTAGAGTCCACAGTTGTACCACCATTACCAAAATGCATTTCTTCTATGAATCCTGTGGTTCTATTTGCTATGCTTTTTGCCAGTGCAACAGAGAAGTTTTCATAGTGAATTGCATTCTTTTTGTCTACATACACATCGCCTGAATTTGGGTCAAAAATTTTGATATGACCTTCTATGTTTACACCTTGTGTTTCGTCGGTTGATTTCACTGATTCTTCCTGTGTTTGTGATTGTGTTTGTAATTTCTCTGTCATGTATTTTATTATTTATGGCGACGATATCCAGCAAACCAAGGTTTGCGATATTGGTAAATAAATGTATATGACAACTCAGGTACAGTTTAGACGAGGCACAACATCTCAGCACAATTCTTTCACAGGTGCTGTAGGCGAAGTCACTGTAGACACGGATTTAGACACTCTAAGAGTGCATGATGGTGCTGTTGCAGGCGGAACTAGAATTGCAAAATTTACAGATATCGCGGCGGCAACAATAGATATTTCAGACTCAAGTTCTAACACAGTAAGTTTGGCTCCTGGAGCAGGTGATATTACTTTTATAGGTAATGATATCACTACGTCAGCGGCTGGAAACACCATGACATTTACCTTGAACAGAAGTATTAGTGTTGACGAAATTTCTGCTCAAGATTCAAGTGCTGTCACAATCAACAATCCACTAAATGTAAGCACAATACAATCAACAGATTCAACAGGCATTACCATAAATGACGATTTGCATTTAGCAGGTACATTACGAGCAGAAGATTCAGGCACAATCAGTGTTGATGGAGGAATGGCAATATCGGGTGCAATAGCATCTGGAGCCATTACATCATCAGGAGCAATCACGTCCGGTGGAGTTGTTACAGGAACAGGATTTACTATTGGGTCAGCGGCTATAAACGAAGCAGAACTAGAAACAATCGACGGTGTAACAGCAGGTACGGTGGCGGCGTCAAAAGCAGTGGTAGTTGATGCCAACAAAGATGCATCATCATTTAGAAATCTTACAGCTACAGGCGCAATAACCAGTGGAACATTTGTGATTGGTTCTGCAGACATCGACGAAACTGATTTAGAAAAAATTGACGGTATAACAAACGGAGCAGGTGCGGCCAACAAAGCATTGGTACTTGATGGTTCTGCAAACGTGGCATCAGGCCTGGCTGCCTTGACAGCAAGTGGCGTGGTGACAGCGGCAGGCTTTACCATCGGATCAGCAGTAATAGATGAAACTGATTTAGAAAAAATAGATGGCATAACAAACGGCACAGCGGCTGCCAACAAGGCACTAGTTGCTGATGCTAATATTGATATAGGCACTATAAGAAATTTAAGTATGACCGGCAACATGGATATCGGTGGCGATTTACAACTGGACGGAAACTTAACAGTGTCAGGCACTACAAATTCTGTGAACACAACCACACTAGAAGTGGCTGATGCATTATTAGAATTAAACAAAAACAATTCAGGTGGTGCTGATATAGACGGTGGAATATTAATACAACGTGGGTCAGCAGGAAACAATGCGGCATTTTATTGGAATGAAGGCGATGACAAATTTAAAGCAGTGCTTACTAACTCGGCAGGTACAGCAACAGCAGTAACAGATAGTTCACAAGCTACAATAGTTGCAACCATCGAAGGTACTTCCGTGACCGGTACTACCGTGGTTGGTGGTACAACAACTATTACCGCGGCAACTATTACAAACAGTACAGGTGCTATTAGTTTCGGCAATGAAAATTTAACAACCACAGGTACAATAAATGGTGGTGCGATTACTGGCACAGGATTTGTTATCGGGTCGGCCTCAATGAATGAAGCTGATCTAGAAAAAATAGATGGAATCACAGATGGTACAATAGCTGCCAACAAAGCAGTTGTTGTTGATAGTAACAAAGATGCTTCATCATTCAGAAACCTACAATGGAGTGGTACTGGTACTGGTGATGTCACTGGAGACCTAACAGGAAATGCAGACACAGCTACAGTGTTAGCCACTTCAAGAAACTTTTCTATCACAGGTGACGTCACAGCGGCTAACGTAGGATTTACTGGTTCAGGCAACGTTGCCTTGAGTGCTGGTAGTGTTGTAGCAACTACTGTAAAAACACAGTCAAGAGCGACCGATGCGGCACACTTTCTTACATTTGTTACAGATAACAATGGATCAGCCACAGCAGAATCTTTGTTTACTGATGCTGGCATACAATACAATCCAAGTTCAAACATATTGAGTACAACGGCAACTGCCGCACAATATTCTGACTTGGCTGAGAAATATGTTGCTGACAATCCGTACGAGCCAGGCACAGTGATAATATTCGGCGGAGACAATGAAGTCACAACAACAGAAGTATCACATGATCCTAGAGTGGCAGGTGTGGTATCCACAGCACCAGGCTTTATCATGAATGAATCATGTGAAGGTGCTCATGTTGTTGATTTGGCACTTACTGGACGTGTGCCATGTAAAGTGAAAGGCGTAGTTTCTAAAGGCGATTTAATTGTGTCATCAAATATTGCAGGCGTAGGCACAAAACTTAATTCTGCATCATATCAAGTTGGCTGTATAATCGGTAAAGCACTTGAATCAAAAGACACTGCTGACGTAGGTGTTATTGAAGTTGTAGTTGGCAGACTTTAATTTTTTTCTTAAATTTTTATAGCAATGATAAATCAGCAGGTGATGCCTGTAGGAATGATGCTTGAGGTGTTGTTGATTGTTGCAGTCCCAATCCATTTGATGCCGTTGATGCACCAGCTGTATACCAAACTGATCCAGTTTTCCTTGAAATCCTAATAGTCAATCCATTGCCAGGAGCAGTTGTAAATGTTATTCCTGCAGTTGAATCTCCACCTATAGTGAATTCTTTAGTCGCTGTACCACCAACTTGAACCACCAATTCATTTGCATCTGTTGGTGTAAATGACGTTCCGTAGAATACTGTTGAACCGTCACCTGTGTGTACTTCAGATGTAGTTGTATCTTCATAACCTGAAATAGATTGATGTTTAGATCCATCTACAACCACTGATCCTCCTGCATGATGCTTGACTCCTGTGCCTAATGTTCCTCTTACTAATCGTGAAATCACATTGCCATCTTTTTCAAAATAGTTGATTCTTTCTGTGCCGATAAACACCACACCAGGAGCATTATTTTCAGTGTCTGGTTCTGGCAGAGCAGTGCCATCAGTCACTGTCATTGTTGCATCAGATACACCAAGATCTAACACAAGTCTTGTCGAAGCTGCTTTGGACAATCTTCTGTAATGTGTTCTGTTAAGAATGTCTTTGAATACTCGATATCCCATAGGTTCTTTTCTTTGTGGACCAGTAATGTATGTGACCGATATAGTGTCGCTGATATCCAGAGCATTTCTTGGCAGGAATAATTTTTTTCCTTCTAATCTATAATCCACGTTTGCAGTCAAATACCCTTTGTTTTTTCCTACAAACAGATAATCTGTGTTTAATGGTGTCGATGCTAATTCATAAACTTTTTCTTGTATGTCTATAATTTGCGTACTTTGTAGGATCGATCCAAAGTCTTCTGGATCAGTGTTGGCCGCAGTAAGGTCACCATAATCAATATCAGAGGCAGTGGTTGCTCCTTGTACTTGTCCAAAGTCTGTGATTACATCAATTAATGATCCAGTTGATCCTGAGAACACTTCTGTACGCATAGTCATTTGATCATGATTGTTAAATGTGGTCACAATAATTTTTTCATTGTGCATTGTACTTCCATCTGACCAATCGCCGTGCAGTGTAAGTTTTCCATCTAAGTCAACTGTATAATCCATACCTAACAGTAGCACTATGGCAAGACTATCACTGCTTGTTGGTGCTGTGTTAAAGTTTACTATTCCTTTGTTTTGTGCATTAAATTGAAGTTGATATTCAGCCAAAGATAATTTGACTCCATTTTTGTATACTTCAATGTTGCTTGGTGTTGCCAAAGCACTAGCAACAGGTTCATCTGGTAACAAGTAAGTAGTACTTGTGTCATCACCTGTGTAGTATTTTACTTGTGGCGGTGTTAACTTGTATCGACCAGTACCATTATTATCTCCGCTTACTCCTTCAACAAAAACTTTATGATGGAATGGACCAAACGCTCCCGGAAGTGTTGTTAGTTGTATTTTAATTTCTGTAGAGTCTGTTGGAATAGTGTATTCTGTTTGATCTACTTCTGAAAATGCTTTTGTAGATGCTGGTAAATCAAATGCATACACATCTATAATAGCATCATCGGCAGGAGCAGAAGAAAATGTTACAGTTGTTGTTCTTGCATTTGATGTCTGTGATATTGTGTGCGATGTTTTTACTCCATTCACCAACACGTAAGTTTGTTTTGTCAAATGGAATGCAACATTAACATCAAACGCTGTGGTGGACCCATCTGCTTCAACTTGAAACTTGCCTAATAGGTCATCAGTTGATACACCAATTACAACAATTTTTATTATTGCATTTATTTCTGGTGCTGTTGTGAATGTAATAGTTTGTGCTTTATAATCCACAGTGTAATCAGTAGTTTGTGCTTTGAAGTGATCATTAATGAACACTCTGATTCCATCTAAAGCTTTTGGTTCTGGAATTGCAAATGATACTGTTGATCCATCACCATAATAATTTCTCTTTTGTATAATACTTGCTCCATCAGTTGACCTTGTAAACACTTTCATATCCATCGTGTCATACACTCCACCTGGTAGTACTTCTTCTGGTGCATGAGCTGAATACTCAGAAATAAATGCGTCACCTACAACATTGATATCTTCTGGCCGCATTCCTAAATTTGTTGTGAATGTTTTCGAGTCTACAACCAAATCCAAATCAGTTAATGTATCAGCATCGGCATTTGGATCATCAGTAGCTTTGTCATATGCTAACACATCAAAGTTTGCTTCATCGTATCCTTCACCAGCTTGGAATGTAGTGGAACGTAATCTGGTTCCTGGATATTCTAATCCAGTCATTAGTTGTGCGTATGCATTTATTGTGGTTGAACCATCTCCTATCAAACCAGGCATGTTAGTCGTTGGTTCATAGAACGCATGAATTCTGTCAGCCGCTGTCCATAGTGCTAAAGCTTGATAGCGATTTGCTGTTGACGAATCATTGTTATTTGTGGAGTCGTCTAGTAACACATCATCATCAAATTTTTCTCCGGATTTAAATGAATATATTGCACGGTATATTTCATTTTCATATCTGATGTTGTCGCCTTTAGCAAACACTGTGTCTCTAGTCCATGTTTTTATACCTGGTGAACCATCTGCAAGTGCATGATTGCCTGCTACTCTATCAAACTTAATTGTTTCATTAAGTTTTCTTGTTTTGTTGTTTGTCAACACCGCACGTATTTTTGCTTCTTCCGTTACGCCTCCGCCACCGCCTGTCAAGGTAATTGTTGGGTTGGACGAATAACCTGTTCCTTGCGTAACAACTTGCACACTAACAATGGCTCCATTTTGAATACTTGCTTTTGCAACTGTGCCTGAACCGCCACCGCCTGATATTGTTATGTTAGGAGCAACTGTGTATCCTGCTCCACCTTTGTCTACAGCAATTTCAACAATTTTGTATTTGTAGTTGTCAGAGAAAAATTTGTGTGGATTGTTTTCATACACACTAAAGTAAGTTGAATCACCTGCTACAACTGTTGGAGTAACATATTTTCCTAGATCACTGTCCCAATATGTAGGATTATCAAAGTCAGTAAAGTCACCTTCCATTGTTTCTTTGATACCATATTTGCTGACGTCATCACGTACTTGTGTCTTGTATGGAAGTACTTCATCAAAGAAACATCCAATTGGAATTCAGATTTGTTAGATATTGATTCTATTTCGTTTGTTTTTTTGATAAATGATGATTTGACAATCCAGTCTGCTCCAGGATCTTGAGCCAATGCAACTTTTATTGCAGTAAAGAATACTTCTGCCGCATCAAAGTCTGAACTCTCTTGGAATGAATTAATTGCTTGTAGGATATTTCTTAGTTCTTGAACTGCTTCTTCATCGAATGTTAAAGAGTCATATGCTTCGCCACCAAATCCTCTTGATGTGCCTGAGTAATCATACAAAGAAGCATCCAGTTGAATTGTGCCGTTGCCTATTCCTACAACATCATATCCACCTGCTGTTGTAACATATAATCTGAAAGCACCATTGTAAGATGATTTGACTTTAACAATTTGTCCTATTTCAGATGACAGTTCTTTCTTTGCCTTCTCGTCTGCTACAATGATGTCTGGCACTGTGAAAGATGAGTAACCACTAGCATAATAATCAGCATATGACCAATATCTGTTTGTGTCAAACTGTTGATTACGCTCTCTGATAAATTTATTGCCATCATAATTGTAAATTGCCCATCCTTGTACCAAAGAATCTGTTGTGACTAAAACTTTGCGACCGGATGCAAATGTTTCTGTATTGATGTAGTCTAAATCTATTTCAGTGTCAACTACTTGATCATACTCACCTAATAGTATGTTGGGTATAGGATCCGATGCAGTCATCAAACTTAAATCAACCTGTGTTGCATATGGTTGTAATATCAATCTCGAATTGATAAATTTGACAACAGTTTCTAGTGCGTTCAATCTATTTTTGAAGATTGATTGTCTAGGTCTATTCAATGTACCAAAACGCATATCTTCAGGGAATTCTAAGTCAGGCACTGTTCTGCCATTTACATCTACTCCAACTAATGAATCATGATATTTTTGTACAAGATCTTTTGGTAAAGAAACGTTTGGATCACCTTCTGATAATAACACATACTCTTCATGTGCTTGAATTGGATCAGTGTCTGTAGTGTTTTCAATATGAAAAGCAATATTTTTATTTGTCAGCACACTTGGTTGAATACTCAATAGTACTGCATTGGAGTCAATCACAGCACTATAATTTTCCGAATATGATTTCGGATCTTCAATTGTGCTGGCAATTTGTGCTGTAGAAATTGATCTGTTGTCAACTGCAGGCACTGTAGAAGATTTTTCTACCCAGTAAAAATATCTTTCAACAAATGTGTTTTTTACATCGTCAAACACATTCTGTGTAACAAAGTTTGTTTGTGCTGTGCCTGTGATTCCTTCTTGTTGGCCTTCGACTGTGGCTGATAATATATTATAATTTGTAGGAGTATAGATACTTCGTACCCATTCTTTTACTGATACATCACTTGCAGGGTGTACTTTCCCCCAGTTCAATAATCTTTGTTCTAATTCTCCTTGTTCATACCATAAAAATTTAAGTTGCTTCGTATCTAACCAAACTTCACCTACATGTTCATCATTCCAAGAATCATAATTTGCAGGGTCAAAAGGTGTTTTGTATCTAATGTTTTCTTCTATTTCAGCAAAAAATAAACCTTTGGCAGGATCTATTCGCGGCATGTCTATAATTTTTTGATTGTTCACTCGAGTGTACATGAATGTTTTCTCAATTGAATTTGGATTCATTAAATCGTCTTGTGTAATTGTTTCAGTCCAATAATCTGATGTGCTTGTTTTTGCATAGTAATACACTTCGCCTGCATCTGCTCTAGTAGAACTATCATTAGCAACCACTTCAACTCCAGGTGCTCCAACATAAACATTTTGACTGCTGACTGCTAATGCTTGTCCAAATGAATCATTTACTGTTGCTCCTGCATACGATAATGTCTCATTGTGCAAATATGATGTATCATATTTAGAGTATAATTGAACAGATCCTGTATCCAACACAGTGGCAGAGAAACTTGTACCTCCAGCATCAAATGTTGTTTCGTTCAATTCAGTAGAACCATCATCCATAAATTTATCAAATGTTGTTACTCTAGTATTATTTCCATTTGCTGAGTACACTGCTAAGTTGTTGCCGCTCAATGCAACAGTGGTTCCAAATTGTCCTTCAACTTCAGCAGGTTGTGACACAATCTTTTGTGCTTTTTGGTACTGTGAAATAACCACTGTGTCACCTAATGCTGGCGTAGATGAAAGTGTTACTGTATTAGTTGCTTCATCTACATGATAGGTTGTTGCTAGTGGTGATGATGAATCATCAAAGGCCCAGTTATTTGTGCCTGTGCTTACATATAATCTTGTGTATTTTTGAACTGTAAATGTTGGTACAAAAGCTGTTGTTGAACCATCACCAGTGTGTGTTGATGTTTGGTTGATATAATGATACACTGTACCTTGGTTTGGTTCAGTAACTGTCTCACGTGGACATCCAATTAATAAATCTGTTCCATCTGCACTCAATTGTATTGATGTACCAAATTTTGTATTTGCTTGAGCAGTGTCTTGCCTTAAGTTTTCTACTTCAATATATGTTGCCCCAGACTTTTTCCACACAAACACAATACCTTGATCTGCTAATGTGCTGTCGTCATATAGTTTTACTCCAACAGCAATCACAGAACCATCATTGGATATTTGTAATGTTTCACCAAATCTTGCTCCTACTTGCGATAGTGTGTTAGGTGTTAGAGTTTGCCAATGCTCGTATTGAGCCAATCCTGATGAATCCGACACACCTCTTTTGAATACATAAACTTGTCCTTGATCAGCAAGTGTTGAGTCATTTGGACCTCCTGGTGCACCAACTACTATCCATTCTCCATCACCTGATATGCCAACTGTTTCTCCAAAACGTTCTCCTGATTTAATGTTAGGCGAAACAAGGTTAGCCGATATAGCAAACTGTTTATTAGTGTCTTGCGTAATCACATTCACTGTGCCTTGTGCAGTTCTATTACCATCTGTAATTACTTTGTCAATAATTGATACTGATGATGAGTCATTAGCATTTAATGTGCTGTCATCAAAGTCAGTGCCACTGGTTACTTTTACGTAGAATATGTCTTGCGTTGTGCCCTCTTCGTAACGCATCACTGTACCAGTTGCTCCAGTGTCGCCACCTATTACATTTTGTCCCCTAGCAAATGATCTAGTGCTGTCTTGTGAAGGACCAGGTGCTGTCATTTTTACAATATCTTCAGTGTTTGGAGCACCTACTAAAACTATTCCACCATCATCGGAAATTGCCACTGATGTGCCAAATTCATCATCTCCAGCAGTATTTTTAATGCCAGGAACAATCTGTGTGTACATAGATATATCATCAGATGCTTTTGGTCTATTGTATATCAATATTCTTTCTGCACCTTTTGCCGTCACTGCAAGAAATTTTGTGTCTGTTGATAGTGCCAAGTTTGCACCAAATTCTTCATTATCATTTTTCTTGTCAGCAAGATCAGTGTTGATTCCTAGTGCATCTTCAAAAGTAAACACTCCTAGTGAATCACGTTGCCACACTTTCCAACTGCCGCCATTGGTTTCATATGCATTGTCCACATAAACATAATCCCCGGTTTGCCATCCTTTGATAGGTGTAATGTCCTGCAAATTATCAATGTCGGCAGTTCGAATAGTTTGAATTTTAGCAAGGTCTCCGTCCAGACTTGAACTATCTAGAGTACCTTCAAAAGTGATTGTAAATTTATATGCAGTGTCAGTAGAATCAAGAGGTAAAGATATTTCGTACACCCCGTCTGCTTGTGTTCCAAAGTTTAATATTGCAATAAAGTCACCGGCATTCAATCCATGTTGTTCAGTTGTAGTAAATTGCACTTTATTGTCAAATTGGGTGTAAGACAAAATTGAATTGTTAGTTAAATTTACACGTCTAACATCCCAATCTCCTGTAGGTGTGTTTGCAATCCAAATTGTGGTTCCTTCTTTGAACGTTTCAACATCAAGTGTAGTCATGTCAGTGGTATTCCACACTGTGAAGTCTACTTGCTCAACTTGAGGGTATCCTGCTGTACCCATTTTGAATATATTACTAGGATAATTTGAACTGTCATATGAGTAAGCAGTAAATTTTTCTGCTGGAATTTCATAAGGACGTTTATTGAATTCATTATTAGCAACATTCAACACCACACCAGTATCATCTTTACTTGCATCTGTGATCTGATATACATGCTGAAGCTCTGTGTGATTTTCACCGCTTACTGGCCATGCGTATTGATTTTTTGTTCTGTGTCCACCATATTCTCCAATCCTTATCATCCAATCCTCAAACAGAGAGAATGTTGCGTTTTGACCAAATTGTGTAGGCAATGTAATTTTATCTATAATTTGATTTGTGCCTTTGTCTCGAATAAATCCTTGATACAATTTATATTGTGTTGCTTCTTCAAACCCCAAATTTACTAGATAATCACGTTTTTGATATCCTATCAAGTGCTGTGCATATTTTTGTTGTTCAGCATCAAAATTTTCTGTATCCAAAGAATAAAAATCTCTAAACGATTCGGCCTTGTTATCTAAGTTATTGATTATGTCAGGAACAGGAGTAGTCTTAATTGCAAATTGTAAAGCATCAAAATTATTTGTAGATGTATGACTATTTTTTGCAACATAAGTGTTTCCTTGATACGTTACTACGTCACCAATTTTATAATCTTTGTATTGTTCCCAATCCGATATTTGTGCTCTGTCAATAATAAAACCAGGTGAATATAAATCTCCTTGCCAGTCTGCTGTTTTGAATCCTACTAATTTTAATCTTTCTTGTCTTGCACCTAGTTCAATATCATAAATGACATCTTTGAACGATGTCAAATTATCAAGCACTAATAAATGTTCTTTTTGCACTGTACGGATATCAGCATTGTAGATTCCATCTTCGTTAGGATTAGTGCCAATTACTAATTGTCCATCTGCTCTGCTTACTCTTAAATTTTTAGGAATAATAGGCAATCCATCTTGTTGTAATACAGTGTAAAATCTATCACCTTGTACTAGATCGTCACCTATCGATGCAGGTCTTACATGTGTCAATTGTGAACTAGCAGGTGATACAGACAAGACCGAACCGTTTGACCAGTTCTGTGTAGTCCAAAATAAAATTTCTTTGACTGACAAATCCCAATCCATTGTTAATTCTAAATCAGTTGAATATTCATCAAATACAAATCCTATACTTTGCAAATATTGATCGTATCCGTACACAAAATTTGCAAGATCTTGCACACTGGTGTATTCTGTACCATATGGCACTGTGGTAATGTTTGTGTGATAGTTAGAAAATTTCTTTACACTGACTCCGCCTTTGAGTGGTAGCACTGGTCCTATTTCTGACCAATTGCTTTCTTCGAAAGTATCTCCAGATGCTACGGCATTCAATGCTCTGTAAAATATTCCCGCATTTCTTACGATCCATCCTTTTGCATAAGAACCTCCAGGTTGCCATTCTGAAAATGAGTCAGTGGTCTGTCCTACTGCAATAACACTGGCATCACGTGTGGTGATAGGAGCATTAATTTTGAATGCACGATTAAAGTTTGAATATCCACTTACCTTGTATCCGTTTGTTGATTTTTCAACAATTACACCTGAATAGTTAGACACAGAAGTTGGAGCAGATTTATGTAATATCAAATTGTAGTTTTCTTTTGGAGTAAACACTGATTGGTTTGACGACAAAGGAGAAGATGAAGAAAGTTTAACTTCTAAATTTTGTTTGTTGGAATATCCTGCTAGTTTGTAAACCAACTGTACACTTAGATTTTGTAATCTTACTTCTAGTGCTGTGCTAGTTAACCCTTGTGATTTTACATAATCGTAAATTACATTAATATAACCTGCAGTTTGGGCCGTTGATGGAAGCACATAATTTGATGGCGACTGTCTGTATTGATTGTTGTAAATGTTTTGTCCAACTGCATTTGTAGTATTCCTTGATATGTCAAAAAATACTCCTGCATACTTTACAGGGTGTGCTAAAAATTTTGCTATTTGTTCAGCAAATCTCCATGATGACGATGAACGCCATGCCCATTCAGCTGGTCCCATATCACCATATGACCATTTGCGTGATAGGTTGAGAGAGTTGATAGTATCGTCGGTCAACAATCCAGCATTAGGTGGAGCAACTAAGTCTCCATTTTCGCTTACAGGGATTACAGAATACACATCGGAACGTTTGTATTTGTTATATGTACCTTTTCTGTCACCAAGTGCTATTGTGCCTCTTGCTACATCGTTCCATAAAACATTGTTGCCTCTTGTGTATGGTGCTGGTCCATATCTATCATCCCACCAACTAGGTTTTGCTCCAAAGCCAAACATTTCCCATGGAGTAGAGTGTGGAGAAACAGTATCAAAATATTCCAAATACACACCACGCCAATGTCCAGGTAATGGATCACTGTCTGTTGTTCTGTTGATTGTTTTTGAATAGTCTGAATAGTTCCATGTGAATGGTTCACCATTTTGGTAAACATCGTTGGACACATAGTCTATCCCGTTTGTACCAGTCCAATAATAAAAATCACGTGCATATGCATTGATTACTTCTGTACGAGTGTAAGAATTAGTTTTGAATCTACCATAAGAAAATTCAATTGCTTCAGGATTATGAGTAATTTTTATATTGTTGTATATTCTTTTTTCAAACTCTAATAAGATATCATCTCTAAAGTCACCAAATCCAATAGTTCTGCTTCCATCATGTCCTTTGATAGTTAATAATCCACCTGTTGACGAATCTTCATTAAGATAGATATCATCATGTTCTAGAGTTGGTTCGTATGCTGGAGCTAGTCCTAGTTTACTAGGTGTCGCAGGTACAAAAGATCCATTTGTTGTGTCATGCTCATCTACAGTGATTTTATCATCAGTTGCTAGAGCAGATTTAATTTCAAAACCTATAAAGTTTGCAGAATCGTCAAGTCCAATAAATTCATAATCACGCCCATGTACCAATTGTGTGCCATTGACATATATGTAAAGTGCTTTTTGAGATAATGCAGTAAGATCAAATGCAGATGTAATAGGATATAAAGTGACTGCAGGATCAACCACTGTGTATGACAATATTGTCTTGTCGCCACCATATGCAATCATGTCTGAATCATAATAAGCAAAACTAGAATTTTTGTTTGCATTAATTTCATCTAAAATAATATCAAGATTTTTTGATGCAGATTCTGTCATTACAAGTGTTTCTGCTTTTCTCAAAATGTTAGCTTTGAATTGTTCGTAATCTACACCTGTCTTTCTCCAGGATTCTACAATATTGACTGTGTCATCACGTAAGAATAAAGAAGCCAAAGGCATACTGCCTTCATGTTGTACAATTTTCGTTCCACGTTGAATTATTTCTTTTATGTCACGTGAATTATTTGCTCCGACTATGGTTCCTGTTAATGCATCTACTTCTTCTAAAGCAGAATACCAATGTTTTGCATAATCGCCTATTGTTAATGTGCCAACACTTTCATTCAATGGATTATTTTGTGCCGCAGGTGCAACTTCATAATATCCATTCAAAGTTCTGATACCAACTGTCGAATGTGATTTGATTGTTACTATGTCATCTTGTGTAGATACTGTATCTAATTTTACAAACAATTTGTCTTGCACACCTGCCACTGTGGTATATGCTGTTGTTTTTATTCCATTTACAAACACTAATAATGTTAGATCAGTAAGCGAGTTTGGATTCTGATAAGATTCTACTTCAAATTGATTTTGATCCGCAGTAGCAACATATTGTTCTACCACTCGTTGTTTGCCGTCTGCTTTGGTAATTCTGTAATTTGTAACTAATTCTTGTTCCCCAAATTGATTTGTTTTCCTTAGATAATATGATTTTATGTTTTCAGATACTGGAGCTGTACCTTGCACATAAGTGATAGTGTCTGTGTTGAAAGTGTCATTCACTTGCATGTCACTCAACAATCCTAATCGTGAATATATCACATTTGTACCATACACAGTGTCAGGTGTACCTTGCGAATCATCAGTGTTGATTTCAAACACAGTGGATCCTACAAAGTCTGTAGAAATAAATGTATCTAAATTAGATAATGATATTTGTGCATCTGTAAACACATCAAATAAAGGTTTTTGTTGCACACTTGTCTTTTGTTGTGATTTGGTCCATTTGTAATCAGCTGATGAATAATGATAAGATATTCCTTGATTATTACCACGTGTGCCTACGACAGAGGTTCCATCTGCTATCGCTGTAGAATCATCTACAATTTGTAAATGTAGTCTACTAGGATTGCCTGCAGTGGAATCTCCTAATTCATAAAATTTAACCTGGAAAATTTTATTTTTCTGCTGTTCATCTTGTGTAAACACAACTAGATCATTCTCACGCAACACAGTGCCATCTGAAATAAATCCTAAAGTTCCACTTACAAGTGACAGAGCATCAGTGACCTGCGTGTCAACAACATCAACTAGTCTATGAGTATATCCATGATTGTATAAATTCAAGCCTGCTTCAAATTCTATGATAGGTCTCTTTGCTCTTTGATTTTCTGAAATTGGAATAGCATAGTTATTTTTTGAGTTGCAAAGTGCGATTACATCTTTGTGGAACCATCTGTTTGATCTTGACCAAGCATTTCTGTCACGTGCTGATCTGTTTATGGTCCAATAATCAACAGCAACCAATTGACCGGTTGAATTATCCCAGCCTCCTGTATCAAATCCTTCAGTGCCAGCTGCATCGAAAATTGCACCTATTTCTTCTGCCCATGTGCCATATGTTCTAATTTCACTTTCCAGTGTCAGTGTAGTTGATGTGCCTACACCTTCTACATAATAAGTTTTGTTTTTATATGTTTCTGTTACGTCATTACCTATTCTGATAGGCAATCCGTTTGTCAACTTCAACCCAGTGTAATCCGTAAATGATGTTGTACCTATTAAATTTTCTTCAGGATCAAAATCTTCATCATCAAGATCTCTAATAATAATTCTACCTTTCATTCCGGTATGATTCTGACAATGATAAAAAATTATTGTAGGATATTGTGTGCTTGAATCACTTGCTGGAACATTCAATGTGACTGTACCATTGTCTGCCCCATTGTTTTCAACCATAGGTTCTTCCAACTTGTCTTGAGTACCAGTACCGTACTGTGACTTAATTAAAAATGGATGTCCTGATGCAGCTACATTAAATTTGTATGTGTTGCCTTTGTACACAATAATATCAGGGTTGTTTGCAGTCTTGTGACTGAACACATATGCACCACTGTAATTATTTTTTACATCAAATTCAATAGTTGCCCCAGGTGTGCCTGGTTGCAATACAATTGGTGACAATCCTTGTGCTATCCAAAAGTATTCTCTATAGTTTACAAATTTGTCATGGTCAATAGGTGGAGCATAAGAGTATGTTTGATTTGATAACAATCTGTCGTGTTTAATTTTTGAACCACCTTGTGCTTCAATATCGTTGATTACATCAATGTAAGGAGCCGCAAAATCAACATCTATTCCATTAGATTTGTAAAGTGTTGCTGGCTCTAACTGATAATTGGTTCTGTCATCAGTAAGTTCTGGCACATACCCATCCGTTGCCTTGTAGGAAGGAATTGTTGTATGACCTATGTAAGATGATAACTTCTGTGTTTTGGTAGGCTCAATTAACTGATCCAAAGTGGCTGTTAAAAAGTCTTTGTTTTTATTGGTTTGGAAGACTTCAGGTAACAGAGTTTGCGATTTGCGTGTGCTCTTACCCATCTTAATAATATCCTGAGCCTGATGATCCTGATGTGATGGTTGAATTCACCGATGTAGTAGCAGTTGCACTTGCACCTGTGACAGCCGCTCCGGTAGTTGATGATACCACAGTGCCTGTTGATTTAAGTTGTTCTGCTGTGTTAGATGATATTATCTGAACATTATCAACTGTGGCAGATGAAATAGGCAATTGATGGCCATCCACAGTAATTTCAAACAATGATCCAAATGAAGTTGTTGCACTTGCTGGTACAATCACAATACTCAACACATCTGGTGCCAATACATTGTGCAAGTATGCCGCTAATTCTGTAAAGTAAAATGTGTCGCCGAAATCCCATAAAGCCAAAGTGAAATAATCATTGATTGCTTCGATCAAATTAGACTTGATTTGATTATCTGACACTGCTGTTGCTTTATTTTTTACAACTTTAAATGTTGCCTGCAGAGATGTTTCAGCTCCTTTACCAAACAACAGCACATACTCTCCTGGATTAAAAACTATTGTGTCACTTACACTTTTTAATTGATTCAGCGTTGGCAAATATGTGTCATTTAATTCTGCCACAGTTGGTGGTTGAGGCTCGGCTGTCAATTGATTTGCATTTAACCAAGCACGGAAATCTATATCATATGATTTTGTCATCACATAACAGTCTATAATGTTACTCACTGATGGATCTAATCGTCTGTCTCTAGGAGCACCATGATTGTATCTGTAAATCAAACTTTGTCTGCCCAGTTTAGCAGTGTATCCTGTCAGTTCCTCTAACAGTTTTGTAGTTGAATTGTATGTCTTGAATTCGTCGTCTTGATAAAAATAAAATTTTTGTCCATCTGCATAAATGGCAGGATTAGTGATATCAGTTTCTTTTGGCACTGTGACAAACTCTGTATTGTTAATTGGATTCAATTGCTCAAATCCGTTTACTGTCACAGTTTGAAAGAATACGTATTTTTCATTAATGTCTGTTGTGGGCGAAACAATAAGAGCAAATAAATCAGGATTGTCTACCACTCCATCATCATCACCGTCAAATAATCCTATTTGTATTTTGCGTGTATCGGAATATCCATCTGCACCAACAATATTTTTTACAATCTGCCATTTATAATCAAATGTCAAATTTGATACAAAATCAGGTTTTGTGTTGGATTTTAAAATGGTGACTGAATCTTTTACAACCAAGCCTGTTTCAGGATCAATTGCTTTTACTGACTCATCGAAATAAAATTTATTTCTTGAAAAACTTTGGAATATGTATTGTGTTGCTCTGTTGAATACTGTGTACGTCAATCCATTGGTAGAAAATCTTATCAACCAAGATGCATCTAAACTTGCACTTGTTTTGTTTTCCGCAAAGGATAAATCAAAATCTCCAGTGTTCAAGTTGTCATCATCAATTACATACCATGCTCTGGTTGTGTTGTTGTATCCTAGTCCAAAGTTTTTGAATGCAACTACTTTGTCTATGATAGCAGTTTCTAATGTTGTAGAGATACTGTCTACATACTTAGGAATAATTTCTTTAAGTTCTGCATTAGTAGGAATAAGATCCGATAACACAATAGGCCCAGTACCATCAGCTAGTTCTCCTTGTCCGCCATTGGACCCATCACCCTCAACACTGATAGTTTTTGTCCACATTATTTCAGCACTGCCAGGATGGCCAGGCGCACCAGACATCTGTGTGCCTAGTTCAGTCATAAAGTGACTGCCAGATGTTGGCTCAAACTTTAACAATGCACCTTCTGTCACATATTGCAGATTAGACACACTAGATGTGCCAACTGCTAATACACTCGAATCTGCCCCTTCTGCAAGGAAGTAACCTGTGACTTGATTCCCAGTCTGTGTCGATTTTTTCCAAGTTTTAAGTCCAGAAATTTGTGGTCTCGGAAAATTATCATAATAAAATTGTTTGAGTGAACTGGATTCAAATATGTTTGCAACAGAACTAGTAATAACTTTTCTTGCATCATCCCTTGTTGTGAATGAAAAATCAAATGATTCAGTAACAATGTCTCTGTACACCATTCCATCATCAGCCACTATATCAGTTTCTGAGTAAACTCCTGTTGGATCTGTAACATCTAAAAATCTTGAAGTACCACTTATAGCTCTCACTTGTGATCTTGCTTTTGCCAATGAAGGATTTTGTGTCAAAGGAATAATTTGATAATCTTCTGGAGTAATCATCCTGTTGTTGGCATAATACACTTGAGGAGCTTGTGTTTTGATGTCCACTATGCTTTGAGACTGAGCCGCATTAGTCACTGTGCTTGTGAGTGATGCTGTCACGGTTAATGTGTTGATTTGATTATTGCGTGACACATACTCGACATCAAATGAAATATTTTGCATGTCTCCTGTTTGAATTCTATATGTCAGTCCGTTACTTTGTCTGTAAAACACACGGAAGTTTCCTACAGGCATTGTTCCATATGTGCCATCTGAAAATACAAGATCAATTTGATCATTTGTTTTTGTAACCACAGCATACTGGTTAGTAATATTGTTGGCCAATGTGTTGTATATCACATTGTTGCCTGTGATAGCAGGCACTTTGGTCCATGCTTGTTCTAACAATCCGTTTTGGTCTAGTTTGAACAAGAATACATCATCGTTATTGATTCCGTTTTCTTCAACAGTCACAATAGTGTTTGGAAGTTGTGAATCGATAGTAAAGTCTGTGCTGTTCATTTCTCCTTGTTTGAATGTGAAGAAATAACCAGTTGAATTAGAACTAAATCCTCTTCCATCATTTTTGTACAAGAAAGAAAGTGAATTGCCTGGCACTGGATTTTCTTCTATAACAAATCCATCGTCTAATGCAACAGGCACAATTTCAAAATCCATTGCTATTCCGTTGATGTTGCGAGAAAATGATTGTGTTGGCAATCCAATATTACTAGAGTTTAATCTGTATTGATCTGTTGTTATTCCACCAACAGTTCCTGTTGATTGTGGTTTTCCAACTGTTTGTGCTCTTGGAAGAGCAGAGTTAAGCACAGCATTAAATTGTTCCTGCCAATTTGTGTTTGTAACATCATTCCAAAGTATCGGAGTGTTTGCTAAATCGTTTCCATTTGCATCTAACACAGTCTCAGTGGTTGTGATCGAGGTAACTTTTAGTTGTCCTGATCCAGAAATATTTCTTTTGGGTTGAAATGATATGAGTCTTGCTAATCTTAACACTGACTCTTTACGTTCAGCAAGATCAATAAAGTTTTCTCTAGCATTTAGATCAACTCTGTATGAAATAGATTGTGCCACATAAGAAATCAAATCAATCAGTGCAAGATATTCTGATGATTCGATGTAGTCATTGAACGACTCTGAATAGTTTAATCTAAGGTAATCAATCAGTGTTCGTCTTATGGTATCAAAATCATAAGATTTAAAGTCCGCTTGTGAAAACGTTCTGTATATTCTCTGCCAAGTGTCATTTACAAGTAGAGAGTTCTGTCTATCATTAGATGGCATAATAATATTTATAGTTTTTAAAAAGTGCTGAGTTTATGATTAGGCCGCAGTGTAAACTTCTGAAGGACCAGCCAATAATCCTTGCTGTGAGTCGAATAACAAGTCCATAGATTCACCTAATCCGTATCCAGTGTACACAACTGACACTTTTACTTGTAGTCCTTGTTCGTAATCGTTAACTTCTATGCTGTCCATTTCAACACGTGGATCATAGTTTACAATCGCTTCAACTTCCTCAATCACAGCGTTTCTGGTTTCATCATCCAACGGATCCATCAAATATAACCAAATATTTGTACCAAAGTCTGGATTTTCCAGTTTTTCGCCCTTTAATATATTGAAATGATTGAGTAAATCTTGTTTGACTAATTCTATATCATATAGTTTAGTGTCAGCAAAGTCTCTGCCAACAGAACTGTGTCCTCGAAATATTCTTGTGTTAGACACACCTTGTGTGGTTGAATTTACTTCATTGAAGTTTTTTACTGCCATAAAACTATTTTACAATAGCCGAACCATCACATTGAACGCAATCGCATTTGTAACATCTATCGGCATCTGTACCCTCAGCGGACATGGCAAACTCTTTCATTACAGGAGATTCACCAGTGCAGTGTGACGGTGTATTGCATTTTTTACATATATCTTGATCAGCCATACTATTACTTATCCTACAAACACATCACTGGAACCTGTGGCAGCCTCGCCACACACTGACGCAACATCGCCAGCATTACACACTGCTTTGCCGCCAACAAATACTGCATTGGACCCGGCCACTATGGTCTGTTCTAAGTGTGGAGCAAGTCCATGTGCGGCCACTGTATCACCATTCACAATTATTTCTTCGCCATTAGCTATTACTGTGGTCTGTGATGGAACTAAATCACCACCTGCCGCATCGTTGTCTCTGCATACTCCCGGCATTACACACCTCTCCTTGCTTGAGCATCTTCATTGTCAGGTGTTTCTGTAAATCTTTCGTCTGTAAGTTCTCTGTCTGTGAACAATATTCCCGACTTGTCTACTGACACAATATTATTGAATACAACTTTTCTTTTGTTTTCATGTTCAGCATAAGGTTCTGCTGTTGGCACACGTTTCATAATAGATTGTCTTTTAATTTCTTTTACTGTTTTGTCTATACTTTCTGGCACAATTACATTTTCAAATGTGCTTAATTGTTGAACACGTTCTCCTTCATCACCAACAACATTTTCTACCACAATGTTTGCTCCAACCACACCAGATACAACTTTGCCTGAAGTGTTAAAATGTATTTCACTTGCTGTGTTTACCAAATGATCATTGGCGGCAAAAATTTTGTTGTCATTTGCAACCTCTAGTACATTATCATTACCAACATAACTTTTACTGTCATTTCCTATGAAAGTGTTGAAATTATTTTTTACTCTCAGCTGTAGTGTACCAGTGCCGGAACTATCACTGGCTGAAGCACTGCCTACTTCAATTTCTGCAAAATTTTGTGCATACAAAGAAAAATCATCTCTAGTTTGCAATCGCATGTTTTTTTGTGCTTCAAATATCATTTGTTCTTCTGATTTAACAGCAACATCTTTTTGTGCCAGCATCTCAATATCTTCGTTGGCATCAATGTGTATTCTACCTGTCACAATGTCTTCATTTGAATTTATAAATTGATCTGTTTTGTTTTGCCCTGTGGCTTTCATGTTGATGTTTCTGGCCGCTTCTATATTAATATCACGTTCTGCTCTAAGATTGAAATCACCAATGGTATGCACACTGAAAGACTCATCTGCATACATGTCTATTTTGCCATCTTCTGACAGTTCTACCCATGCTGTGCCTGTGCTGTTTATGATGTACACAGTGTTTTCTGAATCATGCAACAATACTTGAGCACCTTTGCGTGTTCTAAATCTTATCAATTCATTTTCGATAGGTGTTTTTCCTTGTACACTAGGAGTACCATCATCCATTACAAACGAATGTCCACCCAATCTTGAGTGTGCAAATTTTTCTCCTATTTTTCCATGTCTGTTTACAGAGTCTGTGTTAGGAGCCGCAAACTGCCCTTCGAAGTCTATAGGACCCGGTGTGCTGATGCCAAACACTTGTGAAGGTGTTTCACGTCTCGCTGACGAACTGGTGATGCCTCTTATTTTGTCTTTGATCAATCCTTGTGCCAACAATGACTCTGCCAAGGGTGTGTGCACCGGTCTATATTTTGCACTGTTATCGGTAGCATAATCTGTGTTGATGCCTACAGCATCGTCTGTAATTTTTCTGTTTGGTTCTGCCACAGGTAAATCTTCAATGCCTAATCCACCAAATCGTTTTTGTGCATCGCCTCCTCCAGGACCGCCTCCACCTTCTTCAATACTGCGTGGCGATGATGCTAATCCTGGCACCATGTGGTTGATCTGCATGTCTGGCACACAACCTATCCAAAACCCTTCATTGACATTTCCATTGGCAAACATCACAAGCACCTGTGTACCTATATCTGGCGGCACTGCCCAAAAACCATATGACTTTTGTGTAGCATGAAAGTCTCCACTGTTGGTACCTCTTGCATCACGCACAGGAGTTTGGCCAGCAAAGGGTGAACAGTATCTCACTGTGTATGTGACGTCAGCTACAGCTCTATCAGGAACGTCTTTGTGTGTTTGTAAGGCAGGGATAGAAACTTCCAATCGGCCGGATCTGTTTACATCAGCAGAGTTCATTACTGTGCCTATGTATACACCCATTGAAGGTGACATTGGATTGAACTCTCTTTTATGCTGTGGCATCTATAATCCTAATCCTTGATTTAATCTACGTAATACCTTATTGTTTTTTCTCTTTTTATTATTATTAGCTATCTTGTCTATGGATACGTAACCGTTTGGTCCTCTATTGTTTTTGTTTTTGTAACTTACATTTCTAGTAGATCTGCCTAGTGCATCGTCATTAAAGGATCCACCTTGTAGATTCAAACTGTTTGAAAGTCCTCTTGTAGCAGGAGCATTACCTGAGCCAGCAAATGGTGCGATTCCTTTTGCTGGGGAAATATATTTCTTATCATTTTCTTGTTCTCTGAATCTTGTCATTGTAATTGTTTGTTGGAAAACACCACCTTCAAAATTAGACTCACATAATATTACTCTAAATTTTCCTTGGAAAAAAGCAGACAAATTAAGTCTCATCAATCCTGTGTCGTCATTAATATCAGAAGGATATCTTGCATTCAATTGTACTACAATATTATTTGCATCTGGAGATACAGACCCGTCTGGTTCTGTTTGTCCATCCGATGTCATTTGATTGTTGCCAGGATTAAGTGTTTTTTGTTCAATCCAGTAAGGATCTCCTAATATTGTGAGATCCACAACAATTAAATCTGCGGCAGGATCTTCTAAAATTTGTCTGAATACATCTGCCATTTCTCTATTGGCCGCAGGAGCATCTGGATTTGCAGTGTCAGTAGATTCTTGTGCTGTTGGCACTTTTGCCGCTGATGTTCCACCTTTGCCTAAAGAATTATCATCAAAACTTGGACCTTGATTAGATGTGCTTTCTTCCTCTAAATTATCGTCATCGTTTTTAAGTTTATTTTGCATGGCATCATAGTATCTGCCTGGTTGGAAATAAGCAAACTGATATTTTATATCTAGATTAAGCACATCTTTGTTTTCGCCTGTGTAGATATAATTGTAAGTTCTAACTGGCGATACATCGCTTGACTCTACTGCAATCTTTTGTTGTCTAAGTGAATAGCTAAATTTGTATTGCGGCTCGCCTAATCCGTTATCCAAATCTATTATTTCTGTGCTAGGCATTATTTTGATCGTGCTATAAATTTCATCTGTTGAATCATTCGAAGCATCAAACTGATTCAATATAAATTTAGAATTTTGTACTACATGAGTAAGATACTCCACAATAGATGTTCCTTTTTGAGCTGTGACTTTACGTGAAGCAGAATCACCGCCCCCTGGACCACCTGCAGGAGATGTGTTAATTGCCTGATTTGCCGATGCTCCGGGATCACCAAATCCTAATTTAGATTTTATTATGTCTGCAGAGGATCCTTCGATATCAAATTCATACAAGTGAGGTTTGACAACAACTTTGTCATCATCCTTTTTTACTTTATAATTTTCATTTAATCCAACAAAGAAATTTTGCACTAAAGTTTGTACATCGGTTCCAGTATGAATTACGGATTCATTTAGTTTGTCATATGCTGTTAGTTGCTGTATATAGTTGTAAGGCGCGGCCTGTATGTTGTATCTTCCGCCTCCTTCATCAATATCCAAATCAACTTTAAACAGCCTACAAGGAATATATCTTGTAGTTCCGGAAATTTTACGTGGCACACCATTGTCATCATTGCCGACAAATTCAATTTTCAACACATACACTGCGGATAAATGATTTTCATATCCTTGTTGCATCGCGGCTTGTATAAGAGCAGGAATCAAATCGACTCCTAATGGTTCTGTTATGTCAAAAAATATTTGGTATGCATTAGTGGCAAAAGCATTAGGGGTAGGAGCAACAGTGCTTCTTACTGTTAATCTTTCAATATAATAATCATATGATAATGGGCCTGTGCCTTGTCTTCCTTTACCACCTGTCTTAGCAATTACAACTCCTGGATTTCTTCTGTATGACCCACTGTTAAATTGTTGTTTGGAAACACAACTTAAGGTTATAACATAGTTCATTGTCTCGAAATCTAACAAAGGATTGCCCCTAGCACCCATGTATCTCCGCGAGGCCAAGTTGTTGGTTGAATTTACAAACTCTTGTGCTTCGCCTGACCCCATCCGTGATTTGACTCTAGGGTCTGATAAGGCATTTCCTTTTGTGTTAAGTTCTCCTGCTATGTCTCGCATGTTGATGCCTCTGGCTGTACCATATGATGGTCCATCTCCATAAGTGATAGGTCCACTGCCACTTTTTACTTTGAATCCATCTGCATCTTTGAGAACTCCGCCCCCGGCAGCTTTATAACTGCCTTTTGTGATCATCGGAGGTATCTTTGTAGTATCTCCAGGGTTTTTGAATATGTTGCCTTCACTATCTTGTTGTACTGATGCAAACTTGTCACCTATTGCTCCTAACACGCCATCTACACCACCAGATACTATTCCATAAATTTGCGACAGATCGCTAGCCAAATTTTTTAAAAATTTAGATTTTTCAGATGATACACCGGCACCAACAAGTTTCTCAGAATATTGAGTTTTTTTGGAGGATCGTTGCCATTCGTTGGCGTTGCCTTTACCTGTAACTGTTTTATATGCCACTTTAAATTTCCAAGTATTCTTCTAATGTAGACTTCTTAGGAATACGAATTAAGGTTCCTGCTGTGAATGACCATATTGGATCTGTTATTGTGTCCATGTTGCGGTGCTGAAAACACCACCATAACTTAGGCGTTCCATACAAGTCATAACTTAACAGGTCTGGTCTGTGTTCGTAGAAGGAATCAATCTCGTACAATACATCATCCTGCATGAACTCAAATAATCTTTTGTTCAATAAACCTAATGTTTCTCTTCCTTGCGGAGTATCAAAATAGGGCGATGAATTTTCATAATTTGCCATTAAATGAATCCTTTATTTGTTAAATCCCCGTTAGCAAATGATTTAAGATCAAACTGATTTGAAATTTTGTTACGTGAGTATACAGGAATTACTGTTACTGTGATAAGTGAATCTGTAGGCACTTTATTAATCGGCCCTGATTCTTTAGCCTGTAATGGATCCGATGTTAGTTGCGATAATCCTGCCGCACCAAAACTCAATGCATCTGGTCTTCTCAAATCCTGATCTCCAAAAGCATCTGGTCTCCTTACATCGTTCAACGGACTGCCTCCTCCAGTTGGCACTGAAATAGAAATATAGTCAACATTTTGTCTGAATTCAACTGTAAAGTCTGTGACCACACAAGGCACATTGTTAAACACATGATCTCCATACCCGTTGAGCCTAGCTACCGGAGGTGGATTGCCTGTATTCAATTCCCCACCGTAATACATTTTTGTTATTGTTCGTAAAAAATGGACTGTTGACAGCCATCTCAAACCACTCATTTGGTCTTGCACAGGAAAGTCACCTGATATTGTGATCTGTGCCACTTGTGAATTTTGATATGCTTGATAAGGATAATTGTTATGCATCACTGCAATTTGATTGTAGTTTGCTGTGTGCTGTAAATTAATAAACGGTGTGGTTGGAAATCGCATGCCGTTTTCACCGCTGGTCAATCCTGCCGACAGTGGCGATGCTCCAAACAAGTCCGAATATGTCTGTCTTGCAAGTGTTAATTTGACTGCCCAATCACCTGTGGATGAGGGCGAACCAGCATTTGATGCCAAAGGTTTCCTACTGGCTCCTGATATACCTCCAGGAAATAAACCTGCCTGTGCCAGTCTTGATTGCACGGCATTTACTCCACCAGTGCCTGCTATTCGCACTAAGCTGCCGATATTTTGTAATCCTCTAGTGAATTTTCCCATACAAAGATATTTATTGCATAAATTAACACAGTAGTTTATAATAATGATATGGCTAGAAACAAATACTTAAACAACAGAGACTTGCTGTTGGAAATACACAAGTCAAAGAAAAAATACAGTTCATACATTTCAGATGAAGACAGTGACTTTGATGTTATTGTGCCTGAGTTGAAAAAAATCAATATCAGGTCAGTGGCAGAAGCAAGACGTAACAGAGTCAAAAAAATGGAAAAAGCAACTGGTGAAAAAATCAATCCAAAGACCATTACAAAACAAGACTTGGTTTTTAGGGTCATGACATTTGATCATGTGCCAAATTCAAACAGAAAAGCAAAACCAAAAAACATAGCAGAATCAAAGGTTAAGTGTAACTTTCCTCCATTCCAACATTGGCGTTACAACAACAAAGACAAATTGATACTGGTAGGCAAATCCCACTGGAAAGGTGGCATGGAGAATGGACATTTTTCAGTTGACCATGGCGCCATGACTCCTAAGTTGGCCAAAATGTTCCTGTTGCTGGTACAAAGATATGGTACCAGAGGTAACTGGCGTGGATACACATACAATGACGAAATGCAAGGACAAGCACTGATGCAACTGTCACAGATTGGTTTGCAGTTTGATGAATCTAAATCAGAAAATCCGTTTGCTTATTACACAGCGGCCATCACAAATTCATTCACAAGAATACTGAATGTGGAAAAGAAAAATCAGGCACTGCGTGATGACATACTGCAAGAGAATGGTTTGATGCCATCGCATACCAGACAGATAGAACACGAACTGAAACAAGTTGAATTACAAAAACTAGAAGATCAAAAAGAAGAAGAACGTAAAAAGAGACTAGACACACTTTAGATAATATAGTAAAATAATTTTATATGCAGACATTTAAACGTGCGGCCGTTTTCACTGACATACATTTCGGCAACAAGGGCAACTCAAGACAGTTCAATCAAGACTGTGAGAGATTTGTTGATTGGTTTATTGAGGATGCTCAATCCAAAGGATGTGAAACATTCATATTCATGGGTGACTGGCATCATCACAGAGCAACTATCAACATAGACACACTTGGATACTCATTACGATCACTAGAAAAACTTGCAAAGGCATTTGAAAAAACTTATTTCATATTGGGTAATCATGATTTGTATTTCAAAGATTCCAGAGTTGTCAATTCAGTTGAATGGGCAAAAAATATTCCCAACTTAGAAATTATTCACGAACCATACTTCACAGAGGATTGTGCGTTTATCCCGTGGTTAGTTGGTGAAGAATGGAAGGAACTCAAAGAGGCCAAATCAATGCCGTACGTGTTTGGTCACTTTGAGTTGCCCCATTTCTTAATGAATGCAATGGTGTCAATGCCTGACACTAATGAATTGCGAGCAGAACATTTACAACATCATGACTATGTGTTTTCAGGACACTTCCACAAAAGGCAAGTAAAATCCAACATCCATTATATAGGTAATTCATTTCCGCACAACTATTCAGATGCAAATGATTTTGCTCGTGGATGGATGGAACTGGAGCATGGTGGCGATCCTATCTATCATGATTGGACTGACTGTCCTAAGTATCAGACAGCATCACTGAGTGAACTGCTACACAACTCATCCATACTAAAGAAGAATGCATATGTGCGTGTAGACATAGACACTGATATTACATATGAAGATTCCAACTTTGTAAAAGATACTTTTATGCGACAATACAAACTGCGTGAAATGACATTCATACAACAAAGAGATATGACGCAGTATGACTCAACTGAAGTTCCACAAGCATTTGAGTCAATAGATGAAATTGTGCATAATCAAATCATGGCAGTTGATTCAGATCATTATGACAGCAACTTACTATTAGAGATATACAAAAATTTATGATAAAATTTAAGTCATTGACTGTTAAAAACTTTATGAGTGTGGGTAATGTTACCCAAGCATTGGATTTCGAGGGACATGACTTAACACTGGTACTAGGGCAAAACATAGACCTAGGTGGTGATGATGCTGGTTCAAGAAATGGTACTGGCAAAACAACTATTCTAAATGCACTATCATTTGCACTGTTTGGTGATGCACTTACAAATATAAAACGTGACAATCTTGTTAACAAGACCAACGGCAAAAATATGTTGGTGTCTTGTGAGTTTGAAATAAACGGCAAAAAATACAAAATCGAACGTGGCAGAAAACCAGCACTGATTAAATTTTATGTAGATGGTGTTGAAGAAATAAATGACGAAGCACAGGGCGATTCACGTGAAACACAAAAAGACATCACAAAAATATTATGCATGAGTCACATCATGTTCCAAAACATTGTGGCACTGCACACATATTCACCTCCATTCTTTGGTTTGAAAGCGGCAGAACAAAAAGATATTATTGAACAACTGCTAGGAATCACTGTGCTGTCTGAAAAAGCAGAAGTACTGAAAGAAGAACTAAAAGAAACAAAAGAAGTAATCAAAGAAGAAGAAATACGTTTGGATCAATTGGAACGCAATAATGAAAAAATACAATCTTCTATTGATACTTTAAACATACGAAGTAGTGCTTGGGCCAACACACAAAAAGAAGAAATAGACAAACTGGCACAATCATTAGAAGAATTAATGAAAGTGGACATACAGGACGAGATTGATCGACATAAACGATTAGATTCATACAGAGAAAACTACAACAAGAAAAGAACTTGGGAACGTGAACTTTCAACTGTGCAGACAGCAATAAAACAATCAACCAAACAACTCACAGACATATTAGAAAACATAGAAAAAACTGTAGACAATCTTTGTCCAACATGCGGTGCCACAATGGAAGACGACAAACATCAAGCACTTGTACAAAAATATCAAGACGATCAAAAACAATTTGAAACTTATGTGGAAGAATTAGTTGCACAAGAAACAAGACTGAGCGGAAAAATAGGCACCATAGGTGATCTTGATCAACCAGACACATACTATGAAACTGCACAAGAGGCCTACAAACATGAAAGCACAGTAGAATACTTGGGGCAACAACTTGAAACAAAAACAAAAGAAAATGATCCATATGCAGAACAGATTGCTGAATTAAAATCTTCAGCAGTACAGCAAGTGTCATATGACAAAATGAACAATCTACGTAAACTACAAGATCATCAAGAATTCATGTACAAACTGTTGACTTCCAAAGATTCATTCATAAGGAAAAAAGTGATTGATCAAAACTTAACTTATTTGAATTCACGTCTTGCATTTTACTTAGACAAAACAGGACTGCCTCATGAAGTTGTATTCCAATCAGATCTCAGTGTGGAAATAACAGAGATGAGTAGGGATTTGGATTTTGATAATTTGAGCAGAGGCGAACGCAACAGATTGATTCTAAGTTTATGCTGGGCATTCCGTGATGTGTGGGAAATGTTGTATCACAGTGTGAATACATTGTTTATAGATGAACTGGTTGATTCAGGCATGGATACCGCAGGCGTAGAAAATGCAATCAAGATTTTGAAACAAATTTGCAGAGAGCGACACAAGAACATCTATTTGATATCTCACCGAGATGAACTGCAAGGACGAGTAAACAATGTGTTAAAAGTAACCAAAGAAGGTGGTTTTACATCATATGCATTTGTTGACAATTCACAATAAAATGCTACAATATTAATATGAGCGATGCAGTAGAACAATATTTTTCTGGCATTTGGAAACCAGATTGGACCAAGTTTGAACACAGTGGTTGGAGTCTTGTTGACAAAATTAACAAACTTGAGCCTAAATCTGTGCTAGACGTAGGATGTGGATTTAATGATCTGAAAGATAAGGTGCCTAATCTATATGGTATAGATCCATACAATGACAAAGCAGACGAGAAAGTCAGCATTGAAAATTTTAATTGTGGAACAAAAGAATGGGATATTGTACTTGCATTAGGCAGTATCAATTTTGGATCTGAGTTTATGGTGCGTAGACAATTTGCAAAATCCGTGAGTCATCTTAAAAACAAAGGTCATTTTTTTGGGCGGTTCAATCCTGGTTCAAGAGTAGGGCATACAAATCCTGTTGCAGAGGGTGTAACATTTTTTCCTTGGAGTAAAAGTTATTTGAGAGATTTGTGTTATGAATATTCGCTGGATGTGATTGCAATGGAGAACGATAATGCTCGAATTTTTTTCCACGGACAAAAAAATAAATTAGGATCTGCTTGACGCCTCAGCAACTTCATCATCAAAGTCACCTTTTTCTATTTCTTTAAGATATTTGGCATTTGTGTTTTTCTTCAAATAATCTTTGAGTAATGTTTCATAGTGCCAACCAACAGGAAAGTCTAAATTTTTTTGTAATGTTTTTAGATACTGTCCTCCATACAGGTAAAGTAATTCTGTTGAAGCATATTGTGTGTTTTCAGCACCTACAAATTGGTCAACTCCTTCTAAAGATCCTTTGCACACTGTCTTGTCAAAACGTTCAAATTCATCCAAAGCCATGGGCGTTGTATGTTCTTTGCGTACTCTTGTTTGTTGTATTTTTAATATGTCTCTGTCTCTACCTATAATGCAAACAACCACTTTATCAAACTTTTTCTTTGCGTGTCTGATAAATTTTGCGTATTGCGGGATCTGTGGTTTCTTGTCCTTGAAGTATGGACATGAAATAGATGTAACAAAATTACGTTTCTCACTTATGTCTAAATCCTTTAATTTTTCCGGCTCTTGCCAATATTCGTTAAACGGTTCCTCATGATGCCCTTGCCATTCTTCACGCATCATATTCCACCCCTCTACAGAGGCGTGCATCGAAAATATTTTTGCCCAGAGATGATTTCCAGATCCTTGTGGGCCTGTCACGATCAATAACTTTTTTATATCTTCCTGATCTTGCATCGCCATCCTTGTTTCTTTCTTGTTAGTCCAACAAAAGAAGCAAAATTATTCATATCTCCTAATCCTGCATGTTCTACAACATACCCATTCATTGTTGTAGGATATTGTATCTGTGGATTATAGTAATACATATCAAATATACTACAATATTTGTTACTGTCAACCTCTGGATAATATTGCTCTATAAAATTTCCAATGTCATTTAACAGTTTATTTCTATTAGTGTCACACAGTGTAGAAATAAAATCATAATGGTAAAGGTAATGATTGTATTTGTGTTCACGCAAATATTTGTTAGATATTATAAATTGTTCATTGAGAATATCAAAACTGGTTTGTATGTATTGTAACCAATCTTCATAAAACTTTTTGTATGTAATGCCTATTTCTTCTTTCAATGTGTTTGCTATATCATATGTTATTCCTAACATGTGACCTAATCTAATACACCAAATCCATTGCCAAACTTTTTGCATATCCTTTGTTGGCATACTTTCTGTTGCGATAACTTGTCTATCACGTTCTTCAATGTTGTGTTCTCCAAAACTGTTGTCTACCCATTTCCATTCAATTTTATGTTTTTCAATGTATTCCGGAAAAAACATTTCCGAATTGTTTAACAAACTTAAAGGGTATGAATCAACTGATACGTTTGTGTGTTTAAGTAAAGCAATATAATTGTTAGTGTATGTTTCATAACTTTCGCCGGGCAATCCTACAATAGTTTCAACCATCACAGCAATATTATGTTCTTTT